GGACTTGGATCCAGCCCTGTGGATGCCTTACACAACATCCTCAAGGAGAAGGGAAACAAATTTAACATTGTGGTCGTGCCAATTCACGTTCAATCAAGCGCGTCCGACGACGATAACTACAACAATGTCGGGTCAGAAATGGCATTTCAACTTGCAGACTGGATAAGGAAGGGCGGGGCGATCCCTGATGACCCCGTTCTGAAGGAAGAGTTGCTGTCCAATACGTATGAACTAGATGCGAAAGGTCGGCGAAAGGTATTAGGTAAAAAGGAGATGAAGAGAGTAATCCGTAGGAGCCCTGATCGCAGAAATGCGCTTGAGATGGCTATCTACAAAAGAAAGCACGGCGGCCAGACTATTGGCTACGCGCACTTAAATCTATAGAATATGGCTGATCTTTGGGTAGAAAACAGGCATCCTGATTACGAAGTGGAGGTTCTAAAGAGGCAGTACACTAGGGATCAGTACACAGGACGCGCCTTAGCGGTAGCAAAGTCGGAATCTAGTTCAATGAATGACGATCCTGACGGTTCTAAGCCCCCACGGGCAACATCTAACTTTATGTCGGAGGACAACCTGCCTAGGGGAACCTACAGGGTGGGCTACTTCTCTGGCGAGGGCTCTGGTGCCCCCTCCTCGAACGGTGGGTACGGCTCTTATCTTATACGCAGGAGCCAAGGCGAGTCAGCCTCTGCTTTTGCGGAACGAGCGAGGATTACTCGCTTCCCCTCACACATGGCAGCGCTTGTCGATGCGTACTCTGGTGGTATCGCCGCCGTTGAGCACGGCAAGTGGAATCTAAGGGAAGGGGGACCCCTTGGAGCTAGTGATGATGAGGGCTCTTTGATGTACCGTATGTGGAGAGACATCGACGGTACTGGATTAAACTGGCTAGGAGCACTGAACAAGGCGAAGACGAATGTTATCGTGGATAACAAGTTCTTTTCCTTTACGTACTTGCCAGAAGGGGCTGCGAACCCGCTGACAGAGATCATCGACCCGAACAGGATTGTCGATTGGCACATGGTCAACGGACGCCCTACGTGGCTCTTAGTGGCAGAGGACGTGCTTGAGCGTCCCGATATGCACGAGCCCGCAGAGGTTGTGCGCTACTACACAGAGTACGATGTTGACGGGTGGACGAAATGGCGTATCAACGAAAACGACGGGGGTGACGACACTCTTGAGGTGGTGGATGCTGACACTTGGAAGCACAAGTTCTACACGGACGACACAAGGACCGTTGAGCGTTTGCCTTTCACGTACCTGAAGTTCTCTGATCGCATGACCAGAGAGGTCGGCTACCAGATGGCAGAAGACCACAATGCCCTGTACAACATCCTCAGCGATGCCCGCTGGAACTTCCGTGTGATCAACCACCCACGCCTTGTTGGTGACGTTGAGGACAATGTGTTCAACAAGGGTGTTGCGGGTATCAATGCGGGTGCTAACGGCTTACAAGGGGACTGGAACTACATCTCCCCAGACTCAAGTAACGCTTCTGAGGCGTACAGAACCTACGAGGCCGAGGTCAAGCAGTTCTACATTACGAACCACCAGCGCATGAACGCCCCGAACATAGAGCGCTCTGCTACTGAGGTGCTGTTCAACCAAGCAGAAGGGCGCACGGCGTTCCTGAGCCTGATGTCAAGCGCTATTGACGAGATTGACAACGACTGGCGGTTCCTAGGTTCACAGATCATGTCCCCACAGGACGAATCGGTATGGCACTCCTCTACCGTAGAGCGTAGCAGGGACTTTAAGCCTGTTGACATCGAAAACCTCATTCAGAAGCAAGTAAACAACTACGTTGCTGCCTCTGGTACGGGCTTAGAGCCTGAATTGGCTGCTCTTATGGCTATTGACGGCATCACCAAGGAGGTTCGTGAGCGCCTAGGGGATGTTGAGGTGCCCGAAGTGCCTGTAGAGGTACCTTTCGAGGATGAAGAAGAAGAAACAGAGGACATCGAGGGACAAGAATGACGTACACGTACAGGTATCAGGACGGGGATAAGGAGGAGTTTGATGTTGTGGAGTCCATGAAGGCTACTCCACTCATTGAGTACAACGGTAGACCCGTCAGGAGGCTTATCAGCGGAGGCTCTGGCACGATCTTCAAGGAAGGCGGTGTAGGATGGCCTGATCGCGAGCACAATGGAGCGTACACAAGAGTCCAGCGGAAGGAGGACGGGACGATAAAGGTGGTAAAATAACATTTGTGCAGATAGAGGTAAATTAAATTTGGTATTTCTTTGACAAGATCGTGTGAATTTCTTATATTCGCACACAACAGACGCAACACCCTCGCGTATGTCTCTACCGGAAGGAGAAAGATTGAGGGCTGCTTATTTTCCGATTGACCGCGCACACCGAGGCGCACAGTAAATAAGAATCGAGATGGATGTATACGTAAAGGATGGCGATGAATACACACCGCTATCAGAGGACTATAAAGTTCTTTCAAATGATGATCTGAGTGTGGGCTATATCTCAAAAGATAAGTTCGGCCCCGCAGTCCAGAATAAAGTAGACGAACGCTTTAAGAATCACGTACATCGTGACAAGGTGTTTGAAGACGAAGTTCTTGTGGCAAGATTTAAGGAAAAGTACGGCACTTCGGAGCCGAGCGTTGACCTTGACGCGCAACGAGAGCAGTGGACTACGGCGAACCTAAAGCCTGTGCAAAGCGAACTAGAGCAGACAAGAGAACAGCTTTCTGGATTGACCAGCAAGTTAAAACACGTAGAGATGGAGCGGGCTTTTGGTAGTAAGTTTGATGACACGTTCATTAAGCGTATCGACCCCAAGAAGCCGTCAACAGCGGAACTGCTTTACGGAGATCAGATCGACTTTGACTACAATACATCAACAATCAGCGTTAGGGGTTCTGAGATGTCCGTTGAGGACTTCGTAGGAGAACTTGTCGCTGACCCACGGTTGAAAGACTACTTGCGGGAGCCAGAACGCAACAGTACGAGAGCGAAGATTGGGCAAGAAGGAAAAGGCGTCACCAAGAGCGGGCACAAGCCCAAGACTCGTGATGATGTCCAAGACCACGGCGCTTATATTCGCCAGTACGGGCTACGACAGCCCAAGGTTGAAGGATGGCCCGCTTACATGAAACTTAAATAATAGGAAAATAAGCAATGGCTATTGGAACAAAATCTAACTTTGTCATCTACGACGAAGAATTTAGTGCAGCCTTCGTAGAAACACTCGGTCAGGCTATCGAGGAGTTTCGCGCTGGCTTTGGCGGTGCAGTAAACATTCTGACCGCAGAATCACAGGGAGACTATCGCAGAGAGCGGTTCTTTGACTTCCCTTCAGGCGGTTACGTTCGTCGTGACATCACAGATGTCTCTACAGACCTGACCCCTACGGCAATGACACAAGACGAAAACATCGGCGTCAAGCTGAGTCGCCGTTACGGACCGTACTCACAGACTGAGGATGCTTTCCGTCGTATCGCAGAAGACCCACGCTTGTTCTCGACCCTATTGGGCGAAAACTATGCTAAGGTTCGCGTTCAGGAAATGCTGAATACGTCTATCGGTGCTTGCGCTGCTGCCATCACGACTGAAGGCAACAACCTGTACGACTACGCTGCTACAGGCGCAAATGCCACACTAGATCACACTGCTCTTGTTCGCGGAAAGCGGAAATTGGGCGACGCTGCTGATCGTGTGAAAGTATGGGTTACGAACTCAGGCGCAATGGAGGCCCTCGAAGTCGAGCAGTTGTCCGCTGCCTCTGGCAACGTGGCTGACTTCCAGATTTATCAGGGTGGAACAGGAACTCTTGGGCTCCCAATGTTCGTCTCTGACATCTCCTACTTGACCACTTCTGGTACTCCTGGTGAGTATCACGTTCTCGGTTTGGTAGACAACGCTATTGAGATCGTTGTTGATACACTGCCTATCGTGGCTATGGATCGCAAGTTGCTCAAAGCCAACCTTGAGATGATTCTTCAGGGAGAGGACGACTACGTTCTTGGACTCAAAGGCTTCAAGTGGGACACTACTAACGGTGGTGTTAACCCAACTACGGCTAATGTAGTTACAGGATCTAACTGGGACGTTAATGTCGCAAGCAACAAAGACCTTGCTGGCGTAAAGATTGACGTAGACCAGTCGTAAACTAAACGGTGTACGGCGGGGGGCTTCGGCCCCCTGCTTGTGCGCTTAAAATGGACAGTAGATATGGGCTCTTGGGCTGACCTCACTCTTGACAACGACGTTATGGACGGTATTGCGCCAGTAGACTTGCGTGATCCCAACTTTGACTCGTATGACACTGACGCCATATCTGCAAATATGCGGGACGAGGCGAAGGGCTATATTGAGATGAAGTCCATGCGCGAGTTCCCTGAGATGATGCGTGACGCTGACGGTCCAGGTGAGTTCTTTGATGCGGCTATTGATGTGGGCAAGACTCACTTGACTGGCGCTGTTAACAGGACGCTTGGCTACTGTGTCATGTGGCAATACTACGAGCAACAGGCTCTTTCTCCTAGCTCTATGATGATTGACAGGTCTGAGTTGATGCGGGATCGCTTTGAGATGGCCTTCAATGCCCTTATCAAGCAACTGCGCATTGATTCAGACTTCCTCACGCAGTTAGAGACGACTGTTGACGACGATATGGACGTACACTCACGAAGAACCTGGG